TATTTCTTGCAAAACCATTGGTAAATGAACGGCGGTATGTAACTTGAACAGGAACATTAGATATTTCGACTCCTTCAAAACCAGTATTTCTATCTCTTAACATTGGATTAGCGAAATTCACACCTATAACACACGCATTTCCTAATAAATTTGTTTGTGGAACTCCAAAGCATTCATCACTTGTAAAAAGGGCTCTTTCTGATAAAGTGTATTTGGCTGTGCCGTCTCCAAACGTGCCGTCTGTTACACCTCCAACAGTTGTGTATAGAGGAAATGGAACATGTGGTGGTTTGCCGTGCACTTCTTCTAATTCACGGAAAAACTCTTCTGTTGGAAGTGGGTTATTGTAATAATTTGAATTATTTATTTGTAATTGAAGAGTTTGACCTCCTACACCAGCATGAGAATCAAGAGATGCAAATTTACCTGCGATTTTTTGACCTCCACTTGGGTTACCATCTGCTGCTGCCTCCTCTTGGTGGAAAAGAGCATATTTGACTCTTAAACCGCTTAACCCTACGCTTCTAGTATAAGTTACACTTGTCTCATTATTTGCTGTTGGTTCAGTTGGAGCAATGTGCGTGAATACGACTTCATTGAAATCTGAATATGGAACAATCAGACCTTTTGAGGAACGAGTTGAAGCGAGTAACTGATCCATAGATGCAGAATCATAAAATACATGATCTGAAATAAATTTCAAATGTGGTAGATCAATAGTTACATCACCTATATTTGCATTATCGCCATCTGATGCTACCGCAACTTGTCCTGTTCTTCCTTGATCCGCAAATTCTAAAAATAGCTGAACATTTCCATCTATACAGAATAATGGGAGGGATACAGGAAAGAGACCAGGGAATAATTCGGACAAAGAAATTACGTACTCAATTCTGTTAGCTGATGATGTTCCTAAACGGTCACGTGCGTGTTGGTCTCTATCTGTTCCAGAAATTGACATATTTTTAACTCCATACACACCTTCTGTCGAACTTGTACCATCTTCTTCATATCCAAATACATTCCAAGTACCATTTTTGTATCTTCCTACAAGGTCTCTCTTTTCTTGTGGAACATAAAGGTTGTTAATAGATGCTAAATATGCGACATCAGTGGTTTGAGCTAAAACAACTCCAGAAGATGTACGAATCGTGGCGGATTTCAATATTCCATATGCTCCACCCATCATTGTAAGGCGAGTCGTTGCATTTGATGCATACAATGGTAATACAAGACGTGAATCAGTGGATAGGATACCTGCGGATCTTAAATTGAAGGTGGCGTAGGATTGTGAAGAGGTAGCAGGTTCAAGAATATCAGATTCTATTCGTACAGAACCTTTTTGTTTAGAGTTATTTAATCTTAAAAGTTGGGCTATTTCGTCTGCTTGTTCCATATTTTTTTTATTATATAATAAGTTAATATTTTTTATATAAATAAAAAATAAAATAATTTTATAATTTAACCTTTTTAAATTACATCACAGGTTGAACGTTTTGGCGTTTTACAGCAAGACCTTGATTAGACAAAGCATATGTAAATGCGGTGTTAGGTGTTCCATCGAGCAACTCACTTTGAATACGAGCAGAATACATTGCTTGAGAGAAATCAGCTCCTTGACCAGTCTTCATACCATCATAGTTTGCTCCTGTGCCTCCTACGAATAAAACATCAGGTGTATTCTCTTCTAATGGATCAACCGATTTGAAACCTTGTGTTTCAGGACTTTGAAGAGAAGAAGCGATATATCTAAAAGGCATAAAGCAATCTAAATACTCTCTTTGAAGTTGAGCTTCGTAAACTCCATTACTGACAGGGATTCTTTCATTAATATCATATTTCTTTGGAAATTTAACATTGTTTCTCATATGAGTCATGGTTTTTATATCAACATCAGCATCACCCGCATCTCTTAATCTATTAGTTTCATAACCATCTTTTGAAAAGTTATTCAAATTACTTGTCTTAATATAATTTGTAAAAGCAGCACGGCAAGAACGAAGACCCAGCGAAAGGCTTTGAGAATCATCTGAACTCGAAACTATATTTAAATACGAGGAGTACGCAGGGTATTGTAGCATTTCATTTGAAGGCATATCAGGTGCGGCCAAATTCATTGACGTATAAGTAAGTGATACATTCGATAATTCATAATGACAGTTTGATGCATCAGTTCCACTTAAAACTTGGTTATCACTTTCTAATTGAATAGTAATCTGTAAACCACCTAAATCTGCGGTTGAAATGGGTCTTCCAGTATTCAAAATACCTGCTTTCAATTGAAGAGAGCAAGGAATTACTCCATTACAGGCAAGTCCTTGTGTGTCTTGTTTTGCAAAAGCATTATATTTTAATGAACCCCAATTTTGATAAGTTTCAAAACTATGAGTAGCAGGTAATACACTTGAAAGCATGTGACCATAAGATCTGATTTCTTCAATTACTTCAGAGTTCATATTCGAAAGTCGTAATACACCTATAACACTATTAGTTGCGATTCGTGAGTTTAAATTACAGACCTTCGCTCCTGTTCCTGCAGTGTCTTGGTTATTCGCTCTGCAAGGGCTTTGCCCATTTCTTGTTGTTGCATCATCTAAAACGTTTAATAGAAAATTTACACGGATTGAAGATGAGTCAATTAATCTCATATTGTCTTCTGTAATTTGAAAAGTCATACTTGCATTCCCATTTTTAAAACTGTAAGTTGATCTTGAATTTACAGGAAATACTCTGTTTTTTGAAATTGATACTACTTTAGCCATTTTTATTTATTATATAATAAGTTTATATTTTTTATATAAGATAAAAAGAAAAAATTTTTTATTATTTAATCTACAACTTGAACACCATTTTTACCGATTTGAAGTTCCTTTAAGTGACATATATAATTATGATTCAAAAGTGATTGACTTTGTGCTGAAAATTTCATATTTAGGCGAGTTTCTTCATCTTTACTCATATCATAAGTAAATTGTGTTTTTGGTGGAACAAGACCTCTACCGAACAAAAAGCAACCATCTGCATTTGAATAATCCGCTAATTCATAGCCACAGCAGGCTAAAGTTTGCTCTAACTCCTTCATAGCAACAGCACCATAAGAACCAGGTTGAGCACGTGTTCTTTGGAAGCGTGAAATATCAACTTCTCTATTAGGAACATTCAATCCTGCGATTCTGTATTGATAGGAAGTTGGTAAAACATTAGAATCAATTTCACACAATAAATTTTCCTTTTCTACGTATTTTACAGAACCCACATTCTCCCAAAAGGACAAAATAGCTTTACAGAAGCGATAACGAGAATTAATTAGTGTGCTTGTTTGTAATGCTCCTGCTGACATATTTACAGGCAAGTGAGCATAACTTTTGTAAGAATATCCATAACCGTCACCTGTTCTAACAGCTGAATCAATTGCTTTCATTTGTTGGGGTGATGGTGATACTGTTCCCACAACGAGTTGAAGTTCCTTTAAGGTCATGGTTGGTTTGGAGGTAGGGACGTTTATGTAGATAAATGGGTTTGGTGTGGTATTTCCTCCGAAATCTACACTATTGAAATTCAATTGTAATCTTCCTGAAGCAGCATCTTTTTGAACGGTATTAATAACTATTTCTACATTTCCTTGTGAGCATTCGATGGTGCATTCTTGTCCATTATAAAATGGTAAGTTAGCACATGTTTCAGCAGTTACTTCTTGGTATAGATTACTTCCTGCATCATTTGTTACTAACAAATCTAATGAAGTTTGATTACCTGTAATAGTTCCATCAACTTTGTAAGTAATTGTATTATTTCTATAACCTCCCACTGTATTTTGTAAATCTTTATCACTTTCAAAATTTGCGGCCTCTCCTCCTAATTGACCACCTTGTGCTGAAATAACATTATATACTTCGTCTTCAAGTAAAATCTCAACTTCTAATGGAGCTATCATATTGGGGTATGGTTGAGAGTTATTCAAAATACCTGATAATTCAAGTGGTAAACATACTTCAATCTCCATATTTTCTTGGGTGAAATTAGCTTCACTTACTCCTGCTGTTACAGATCGACGAGAGAGAGTATTGACTCGTTTTACCTTTTGTGTATCTGAACCTTTGTAGAGTTTATCCATATTTTTTTGTGTTGGATTCTTAATATAATTCACCAAAATTCTGTTAAGTCTGTTGTAATCTGTAATTTGCTCGATAGTGACCCCATTAGAACGAATTGTTAAATTACGAATTAGGTTTGCTGCTCCTCCTTCTCCCAACGTCCAAGGAAACCAATGAGACTCATCTGCTTGTGTTCCATTTGGTAGAGCAACTTTTCCTTTGGTAGAACCAACAACGAGATTAAATTTCAGATAACATTGTTGTGGATTGATTAATGCTATGGATTGAGGCACAGAAAAACGAATAGTTTGACCTAATCCTGCGTTTGAGTTTCTTTCTTCGAAAACAATTTGAGATGATGTAGCCATAATGTTTTTTATTATATAATATATTTATATTTTTATTTTATAAATAAACAAAATATTATTTTTATTAATTTTATTACTTAATTTATTTGTTGTAAAGCTGATGATGTAGATACTGCATATTTTCCTGCTAAATCCGCAGGTGGTAACATTTTTGCTGCCTGTTCTGTTCTTTGAGCTGCCGTGGTGTCTTTTACCTGTTGTGCCCCAACATCTAATGTACCAACAATACCTGCTGCCACACCACCTATTGCTGTAGCGATACCAATACCCTGAAGAATTGTTCCTATAATTGGCCCTACAATAGGTATTGCATCTGCAACATCGCCGACTGTTTCTTCTATCGTTCCTGCTGTTTCTGCTGCTCCTTCTTCAGCTGCGGTTGAAGCACCTTTTAATACATCTGTAGCACCACTTACTGTTTTTGAAGTCAAATTACTTATTACATCTGCGGCATCACCTTCACCCTCACCTGTAAAACCTTCTAAATCTGTCTCTGTCGATGGTTGTTGAGTTGCTCCTTTTAGAGGTGCTAATTCAATATCTCCTGACCCAAGTCCTGAGGGTTCAGTTGTTGGTTCTGTCCCTGACCCTAATTCTGTGTCTGAAATAGTTGTTTCACTCGGTTCTAATGGTGTATCTGTAACTGTTTGTTCATCTGCTCCTGTTACTTGTTTTACAACGTCTTGAACTTTGTCTGTTATTGATGATAACATATCTGTATCACTTGTTTCGGTTTGTTTTACTCCATCTAACCAATCCGCAGGTTCGTTCTGCTCTGCTTCTGTTCCAAATGCTTTATCTATATCTTCCTGTGGTATATCATCGTCTGCTTTTTCTTCAGTATCTGATTTTCCTTTTCTTAATGTTTGTATTTTATCATAAAGTCCTTTAAGAGATTTTACTCCCATAACAACTCCGCCAACAGATGCTCCTGCTTTCTCAATATCTCCAAAAAAACCTGTTTCTTCACTTGCCTTATCATTTATATCTTGTATTGTATCACTGAAATCTGTTTCTGCTTGAAGATTTTTTGCATTTTCTAATTGTTCCAAAGTATTTTGAAAACTATTAAATGACATTTTTGTATAATAAATATATATATAGATAGATTAGAATTTTACTACAACCTTACCTTGTATAACATTTAAATATGATATAGGTGGTATATCACTTGTTTCTTGTTTTTTATTTAATGCTTTTTTTCTTTTTTTTACATAATTCTTTTTTTTTACAGATGTTTTCAAAATTTTATAATAATCAAACATTTCATCTTTTTTTGAGATATTGTGATCTTTATACAAAGTATTTTTATTGTATGATTGACCCCCATCTAATTGTATCTCATTATTTACTTTGAACTCTGTTCCATAACATTTTTTCTGTCTATTGTCTGAATACATATATACATTCACCCAATCTCTTGGTTTATCTTGTCTTGTTCTATTTACTCTTTTTTCCACTGATTTAGGTAAATAACACGTAATTTTTTTATCTTTCATTTTTTGCTATTATTAATTATTATATATTAAAATTTGAATGGATTACCGTATGGAACGACTGATTTTTTGAAGTCTATTGAATATGTTCCTGTTTTCATAACTGGTTTTGGTTTTGAAATCGGTTGTGGTTGTGGTTGTGGTTGTGGTTGTGGGGTTGGTTTTGAAATAGGTTGTGGTTGTGGGGTTGGTTTTGAAATAGTTGAAATAGGTTTATTATATTGAGACATTAGCATCTCTATTTTATTATATAAATCATCTATGTTGTGTTTTGATTTTGGTTTTGGGTCAGGTTTTCCTTTGTCTTGTCGTCTTTTTGCTTGACTTTCTCTTAATTTTTCTCGCATTCTCTTTAAATGGGCTTTCTGTTTTTCAGATATCAATTTTTTTGCTTTTTTCTTTTTCTTTTGTTCTGTTTCAGGTTTTACAAATATGTCTTTCTTTTCAACATCTTCAATTTCAATATCGCTGTAATCTTCTTCAGGATTCGATGGTATACTTTTTTCAGGTAAATCTAACTCTTCAACTGGTTTTATATTTAAAATTGAAGGTGTATCATTTTGAATAATTTTTCCATTAGAGTCCATATTTATATATTATTATAAGATATTTTTTTTCTATTTTATACGTTAGTTAAATTATTCTTTAACTTATTCTACGTATTTTCATTGGGTCTTCTCTGTATGCTAAAATTATCTCGGTTGAACCTGTTAAGCCACTGGATTCCTCATTATCTTGATTTACAATACTAACATCTAAATCTGTTATTGTTATAACTGCTGGATTATCTAAATCTACCCAATTTTGTCTGTAATCATTTACATCACTAATTATTACTCCTACTATTTTTGTTTGATTTCCCTTTTCACCATTCGCTACATTTGTTGTTACAGGTAAATTATTCAATGCAACATAATGTAATTTAGGTGAATTTCCATCTTCTACTGTTGCTGACAATATACATACTTGACAAAAACGAGGTAATTTGATTACTCTATTTAGAAGTGCTGTAAAATGGGTCGATGAGTTGAAACTCGCAGGAGTTGTATTTTTAGAATTAGTCAATACAAGTAATTTCATAATTATATTTCTTTTATATATTATAATTAGATAAAAATGAATAAAAAAGATTATATATTAAATAATTATATTAATAAAACCCTTAAACCACCTAAAAAAAGGACTATCAAACAAAGTGATGTGTTTAAAATGAAATCATCTCATAAGTTGAAAATACCTGGTAAATATGATGAAGAGGTTAACCGTTTTCTCAAACAAATCAAGTAAGTTTTTCAAAATTTTTATCTTTACTTTTTATATAATAAAAGACTATGTCTGTTGATTTGAATATTTATCCTGTTAATAATGATTCTGCAACAATGTATAAACTTGTTACGCCTGTTGCTGAACCTTTGCCTGACCTTAAAAACAATTTCGTCTTATCTATTTTAGGAGGACGTGGGAGTGGAAAAGGTGTTCTTCTAATGAATATGTTATATAGAAAAGAGATGTTTAATATTCTAGAAAATGTAAAGAATTTCCATTATTTTAGTCCAACTGGTTTATCAGATCGTACTTGTGCTCCTGTTCGTGAGTATAATAATCCTTCCATTCATTTAAAATATGATGACAATATTATTAGAGATATTACTCTTTATCAAAATTCATATCAAGAAGAGGATAGACCTAAATGTATCATTTGTATTGATGATAATGTCGGCACAAAATGCAAAGCATTAAATAACCTCGTAACACGTGCTCGCCATAGTAATACGAGTATTATATATGTGTCACAGGCTCTTAAACAAATCAATAAATGTGTTAGGTCTAATTGTACTGATGTTGTGATTTTCAAAACTTACAATGCTAAAGAATACGAAAATATATATGAAGAATATGGAAGTTTATTTGGTTCTCGTAAATATTTCAATAAAATGTATCGTTACTGCACAAGGAAGAAATATGACTTTATGTTTTTGAAAATAGCTTGTAATCCTCCACAAGCATTTAAAGGATTCAATGAAAACATTACTGATAAATTTCCACGTGAAAAAGATGATTTCAATTTTGATGAACCAAAAGAAGAACCTAAACCTCTTCCTGAAATTGAAGAAGTTGAAGAAGTTGAAGAATAAAACTAAATTAGTTTTATGTTTTTTAAATAAATAAATTAGTATTTTAATAATTAAAGTTATTATAATTTTCGCAAATAGTTCATAACACACACACTGGGAGGAGGTGGGGGAAGACTAAAATATCCTTTTCTCATTCTGAAACATCTTGATAGAACAACCCCAATAATACTATAGATAATTATCTTTAAATTAAATTAATTCATAATCATTTGTTATATCGTTATGTTCTTTTTCAATTTCGTCTTTTAAGTAAGATGTTACTACATTCGCAAGTATTTCTTTCTCTTTCTTTAAATCCTCTACTTGTTGCCTTAATCTTTTTATTTCATCGTATCGTTTTGATGCTATATTTTTCATCATATTAAATTGTATTTCATAAGTTTCAAATTGAATATGTTTCATTTTAATATTTATATATATATATAATGTTTTATTTAAATTTAATTTTATACTTTTTTACAATATCTTTGTCAAAATTCAAATCTCCTCTTTTTCCTTTGATATAAAAGGCATACAAACGAGCATACGCCCATTGCTGTGCGTTTCCTACTGTAGCACGACTGCCTGCTGATACAAATGCTCCCTCTCCTTTTTTGAAAACCTCCTTTTGTGCTTTCATTGGTATTCCTGTTGCTTTTGCAAATTCTTTTGATAATGGTTTTACTCCTGGAAACTTCTTT